TCACCAATTCCTAATCCACTTGCTTTTTCATCTTTTACAAGTTGGCAAATATCTTCCCATAAGAATGGTTCGTGTAAATTTTCACGGTCTCTGCCAGCAATAATAAGTTTAATAAGATAATAGAATTCTCCGTTGAGTGGTGAAGGTTTAGGAGCAAAAACAGTATATGGATTTGTAACAGTTGGTGGATAAACTGTAAAATAATCATTGCCAAAATTATCTAATTGATTTTGGTCGAGTGCTCGTTGATTTCGAAAGAACCAAAATATCTTTTCAGTTGGGTGACGTCCATCTAAACGTCGTGTAACAGTAGCACTTCCACCTTTATCCAAAGGAACATAATCTAATTCACCGAATGTAAAGTTATTTTCATATAGTTTTCTAAAAGGGATTTGAATAGTAGAAGATCGTAACTCTTCTTGAACAGCAGGTGGGACATAATGTTGAATGGTAGATAATAAAATAGTAGGGTTTGGAATATCAATTAATTTATTAGGTGTAAATTGATATGTTGTATTATCATCATATTTTACAATGTAAGATAAATCTTGGCTCCAAGGATAGAATATATTAGGTGACATTAATTTATTAATTGTATTATCACTACATACGACTAAATCTTCTAACTTTCTAAGAGTGGCTTTGATACGAAATTTTTGCCAAGCTAAAGCAACAAGGGGTAAACCAGCATCGTCAGGACATTGCATTCCAGGAAGTGGCAGTTTAAGTTTTAATTGTCCAGGTGTAGCACGAATCTGAATTCCGCGCACAGAGGGTATATTAGTTAAAGGATCAATAGGATTATATAATCCACCAAGTTGTTGTTGAAGAAAACTAGTTGTGTATGAGCCTTCACTTAGTTGTTTTGCTAATAATCCATCTCCACTCCACTCTTGTATTAAGAATTGGTCCTGATAGAATTGAATTTTTTCAAATAGAAAGTAGGCAACATAGTTTACATAACCATATGAATTACAATTTGTTGTTGTGATTGGAAAGAGACCATTAGCAACATTAGGTGGATAAAGAACGTTAGGAGTAGTTGAACTAATTGGAAGTTCTGGAAGCCAGGAAGGTAATTCAATTTCAAATTCGCATTCTGTCATAACATCGCCATATGGGTCAATTTCAACTTCAAAAGTGCCGCCCCAAGTGACAGCATTGAGAGGAACAAATGTTCTTCGTTCAGCTAAGTGATGTGCGGAGGAATTATAACTGGCATCGTAAGGAAAAGAGCTTTCTTTGGAGTCTTTAAGAAAGTATGTATCTTTATTACCGCGGGCAACGAGTTCAAAAAGAGCACCTTGTCCGCTAGATTGATTAATAGCAGCCATTCTATCTTATACAGACGAATGAAAGATTAGTTTATATTCTTAAAAGTGATGAATTTAAAGATAGACCATTAAAAAGTGGCGTAAAAAGCTGGTCACTCCACCAGATAATAATGAAATACCTAATGCTTCAGGGAAGTTGAAGCGTTGAATTAGTATAATAAGAACAGCAAGAGAAGAACCACCAGCTACAAGTAATGAATCTAACCCTTCATTTACTTTCATTCCTCCACGAGGAATTGCTCCTACAGACTTGGCCATTAAGAAATGAACAATTGATGCCGTAAAGAGAGAGACAGCAACCATAACAGTCATAACGCCAACCCAGCTTAGTTTATAGTTAAAAGCTGCTGTATAAACTGCGAAAACATTTATTATAGAAATTAAAAGAGTTTCAATAAAGATTTCAGTAGTTCCTTTCATTTTAACTATACTATATGCTTAGATTTCTTATAATGAAATTTGAAGAGATAAATATGATAGATAAAGGTGAATCCAAGAATGTCAAACTTAGTTATTGTAGAATCACCAGCAAAATGTCAGAAAATCCAAGGATTTCTGGGTCCAGGATGGCGTGTAATTGCGTCAATGGGTCATATCCGTTCTTTAGAGGAGAATTTGGATGCGATTGGGCTAGATAGGGACTTTGAACCTAAATATCAATTTCTTAAAGATAAAGCGAAAGCAATTAAACAATTAAAAGAGGCAGGTAGTGAAGCAAAGACAGTATATTTAGCATCTGATGATGATCGTGAAGGAGAAGCAATTTCCTACGCGGTATGTTTATTGCTAAAACTAAATCCTAAGACGGCAAAGAGAGCGGTTTTCCACGAGATTACAAAGAAGGCTGTAACAAATGCTGTAGAAAATCCTAGAAATTTAGATATGAATATTGTAAATGCGCAGCAGAGTCGTGCTATATTAGATATGATGATTGGATTTACAATGAGTCCACTTTTGTGGCGGTATGTAGCACCATCATTATCAGCAGGACGTTGTCAAACTCCAGCTTTAAGATTGGTAGTAGAACGTGAAGACCTAATTAATAATTTTAAAGCATCATCAAGTTGGTCACTAAGTGCGAATTGGAAGTCAGATGATGGTTTTAAGTTTGTAGCACGTAATGATGATGAATTGGAGGATGAAGAGTCTGCTTTAAATTATATGGAAATTGTTCATCAAACTCCTAATGGCAGCATTGTCTCTAAAGATATTAGACCTTGGGTTCTATCGGCCCCTGAACCACTTATTACAAGTACTCTTCAGCAACAGGCTAGTGCTCTCTTTAGTATTAATCCTAAGAATTGTATGAAGATTGCGCAGAGATTGTATGAGGCGGGTCATATTACATATATGCGAACAGATAAAGCAGTTTTATCTGAAGATGCGATTACTGAAGCGAAGAAGTGGGTTACAGAGACATATGGAGAAGAGTTTGTAGGTGACTTTTTAGAAAAAAGTCACCAAAAAGAAGAAAAGAAAACTAAGAAGAAGCCAAAGGTGGCAGGAGCAACTGAAAAGAAAGAGGAAGAAGGTGAAGTGAAAGCTCAAGAGGCTCACGAAGCCATTCGTCCAACACATATGGAAGTTACACAAATTCAAGATGGTGATTGGACACCTTATGACAAAAAAGTATATAATCTAATTTGGCAAAGAACAATTCAATCAGTAATGGCCCCTGCGCGTGGTGAGACGTGTAAGATTAAGGCGCAGATTGAAGAAGATGAGGATTTTACTTGGTCTACGCAATGGAAGCGTACAACATTTGAGGGTTGGAAGCGAGCTGGTAAGGTTGCTGAGATTGACGATGACTCAGACGCAAGTGAGGATACAAAAGAAGATGCGTGGGATAATGCTTCAAAGCTCAAAGTAGGTGATAAAGTAAAATGGACAGATATGAAAGCTGAACCAAAGGAAACAAAGGCGCAAGGTCGTTATACAGAAGCAACCCTTGTAAGGGAGCTTGAGAAGTTTGGAATTGGTCGTCCTTCAACATTTGCTTCATTGATTGCGACAATTCAAGATAAAAACTATGTAGAGACTAAAAATATTCCAGCAAAGGAAGTAATTGTAAAGGAGTATAGTATGAAACCACAACAGTGGCCCGCACAAGGAAAAGAGTTAAAGAAGAAAGTTGGAGCTGAAAAGAATAAGTTAGTGCCGACTGATCTAGGTCGTTCAGTATTGGTATTTATGTTGAAGCATTTTAATGATTTGTTTGAATATGGATTTACATCACGAATGGAAAAGCGTCTAGATATGATCGCAGAAGGAAATGAGGCTTGGAAGGAAGTATTAAGAGATATGTGGGCTTCATATAAAGATCGTTATAATGATCTATCGGCAAAACAATCTATTAAAGCAAAAGATGGTGAAAGTAATGCGAAAGTAAAAGAATTTAGTGGAGGACTTAAAGCAGTTCAATCAAAGAAGGGGCCGCTCTTATTGATAGAGGGTGTTAAAAAAGAGGATACACAATTTATTGGGTGGCCGTCAGGAGTAGCTTTTGAAGATATGACAGAGGAGAAAGCATTGAAATTTAAGGAAGAAGAATCAAAGAAGAAGCGTGGTGATGAAGTTGGTGAATGGAATGGTCAGAAAATTGTAAAGAAATCAGGTAAGTTTGGAGATTATCTTCAGTGTGGTGAAGTATCAATCCCATATCAAGTAGATGAAGAATTTGAGAAAACAACTGAGAGGTTTGAGGCAAAACAGAATGGAGGAGCGGGTGTTATTAAGCAGTTCAAGGAATATGTAATTCGTACTGGACAATATGGTCCATATATTATGAAGACATCATTGAAGAAGCCACAATTTGTATCTTTACCAAAGGGTGTAAATGGAGAAAATCTAAC